TAATTGTTTTATTTAAATATTCAATTTATTTATTTAATTAATTTAATATTAAATAATAAAAAATATAAGGGATTTGTATTAACAGTTCTAACCTATTTCATTTTGAAGGAATCTCAAATATTCATAAGTTGAATTTTCTTTAAAAAATCTTAATCTTAATTCCTTTATTTGATCACCATTACATCTATCAACATCTTCATCTCTAATATCACCACGAATAACAAATGGTTCATCCTGTATAACTTGTGTCATATTAACATCACGTGTCTGATAATGATTGTCTATATGATGCACATCAGAACCTGTAGTTATTTGTACAATGGGTAGTTCATTAACAATATCATGTATATTATATTTTTCATTTTCAGTTATTTCTTTTTTAAATTTATTAGCTATATGTTTAATGATCAAAGGACTAGACAAAATCAATTGATCATATTTTTTTAATACAGATGATAAATATCTAAATGCTATAAGACGATCACGTTTATATAAACACATCTGTTGTTTAATATCATGATGAATCTTTAAAAATTCACATGCCGCAAGACGATGTCTTTCTGATAAATGGGAGTAACTTAAAAAATTCATAAGAACACTAAACAATGTAACAATATAAGTAAATGTAAATCTCACCATAACAACTGCGAAATTATTACATTCATCTGGATAAGTAGTTAAAACACTTAATAACGCACTGCTTATAATTAACACAAATTTCATAAACTTATGTATATTATTAAAAAAGTTACCAGACGCTTCATGCATTTTTCTATATGTATTGCAATTTAACTGAATACTAATTATAAAAATCTCATTTCTATTATTCCAACCCCTATTTAAACTTTGAGAACTTGTCTTATCTAACAACTTTTTTATCAATTCATCCCTATGTTCATTTTGATCATTTGAACTTTCAGTAATACTCAAATGTTCATTTGCTTCAATTGTGTCACCCATAACACCAGGATCGTATAAAACAGGATTATCCATTACTATTAATTTATAAGATTCCTTATCTTTAAATTAAAAAATTGAATGTTCATTCTAGAAAATTAATTTTAAAGTAACAGTAACTAAATATGAAAATATTGAAACGTGATGGAACATATGAATCTTTAAGTTTTGACAAGGTACTACATCGTCTTAAAAAGTTATGCAATGATGAAATGTTAGGTAAATTGACCACAATTGATTCTGATTTGATTGCACAAAAAACAGTGTCTAGTATTTATGATGGAATTAGTTCTTCTGAATTGGATGAAGAAGCAGCAAGAATTGCGATTGGTATGATTGAGAATATTGAATATGCGCAGTTAGCTAGTAGAATTATAATTAGTAACATTCAAAAAAATACATCTGATAATTTCCATCATGTAATGGAAGTTCTTTATAATAATGTTGATGTGAACAGTAACCATTCACCTATTATTACATTGGAAATGATAAATATTGTAAGAAAACACAAGGATATTATTAATGCAACAATTATTTATAATAGAGATTATCTTTTTGATTATTTTGGATATAAAACATTTGAAAAAAGTTATTTGTTCCGTTTAAATGGTAAAGTTGTTGAAAGACCACAACATTTATATATGCGTGTGGCACTTCAGGTTCATAAAGAAGATATTGAAAATGTAATTAAAACGTATAATTTAATTTCTCAACATTATTTTACATTTGCAAGTCCATCATTATTTAATTCAGGAAGTCACTTGAATAATTTGAGCAGTTGTTTTACACAAGACACAACAATTGCAACTGTTAATCGTGGACCAATAGAAATAAAAGACGTTGTTGTAGGTGATGAGGTGATTACACATTTTGGAAATATTAAAAAGGTTGTACAATTGCACAAAAATAAATTAAACAATCGAATATTATATGAATTAAATATTGAAGGTACTCCAGATATTAAAGTTACAGAAAATCATAAAGTTTACACATTACAAAAAGAGAATCAGGAACCACAATGGGTAGCAGTTAGCGAGTTGGTACCAGATGAAGATTACATTTGTATTCCTAATAAACTACAATATACAAAACGATCAATGTACCTTGATGTTATTGATACACTAAATGTTAGTGAAATTAATATAAAATACGATGAACACAGTATATTTTATGATGGGAAATTTATAAATAGAAACTGGAATATTGATGGTAATTTTGCACAATTTGTTGGACTTTTTTATGGAAATGGATATATTATTGAAAATGATACAGTTTCTGGTATTGGAATAATTATTGATTCAAATAATGTAAGTTCATTTAATTTATGTAAAAAGGCACATGATATATTTGGATGTAAACCGGAGATTCAATATATTAAAACAAATTATCTTAATATTATCCAAATTACAATTAGTTCTAAATTAATTGGATGTATTTTCAAGTCTTTATTTACGAGTGATAATCTAGGTTGTAAAAAAATATGGAATGAAATGTACAAATGGAACAAAGATTTAGTAAATGAATTAATTATTGGATTAAAAAAATCAGAAATATGTATAAAAACTCATAAAAATGGAAATTTATTTAAAAGCTCTTTTGATTTTATTAAACATCTTTATTATTTATTTAGAAACAATAACATTCCAGTTAAATACATTAAATCAACAACACACGAATATGAATCTGAATTGATTTTGCCATTTATGAATGAACAAAATAAAAAGGAACACAAACATCATAATGGATTTACATTTTTAAAATGTATATCTAAAAAAATACTTATCGATGATGAACCCGAATATGTTTATACATTGGGTATTGAAGACGATCACAGTTACAATGTAGAAGGTATTATAGCTGAAAATTGTTTCCTTCTTGGAACAAATGATTCGATTGAAGGTATATTTAAAACAGCTACAGACTGTGCAAAAATTAGTAAAGTAGGAGGAGGTATTGGACTTCATGTTTCTAATATTCGTGCGAAAGGTAGTAGAATTCGTGGTACCAATGGTGTAAGTGATGGAATTATTCCGATGTTAAAGGTGTTCAATGAAATAAGTGTATATGTAAATCAATGTATTTTACCAGATGTACAAGTATACAGTAAAGTAGGTATTAAAAATATGGATGAAATTAAACCAGGTGATGAACTCATAACTCATGATGGATCATTTAAAAAAGTAAATGAAATATTTATTAACTATAAAGACGAAGATATTTATAATATTTACAACGAGTACAGTGTGGACCCTTTAAAATGTACAGGAGAACATGATATTTGTATTATAAAAGCAACTGAAAAAGATTACACTTATACAAAAGCTGATTTATTAAAAGTGGGTGATTATATGGGATTCCCGATTCCCAATTATACAAAAGACATTGATTTTTGGAGTGTTGATATGTGTTATTTTTATGGTATCATGTTAAGTAATTGTGTATCTTTATTTAAAGAAACAAGTGACACTGACAGTTGCAGCGATACTTCAGATGAAAGTGATTTATATTATAAATTTGATTTTAGTAAAATAAATGAGGATACAAGAATGTATATTAAAAATTATTTGAATCATCAATATAATATATATGATCACTTTCCCGTACACTTATGGGATGATGATACAGTGTTAGTTACAGATTTAGAAAGAATAGGAATTAAATTAAATATGGTTTTTAATAAAAATGGTAGTAAGATATGTATTACTGATGTATTATATTTACCTAAACACAAAAGTCACATGTTATTAAAAGGTCTATTATCATGTAAATTTGATGGTGAGTATCAAAGTATGTTAATGAGCGAATCAAAACAATTAATTAATAGTATTAGATACTTATTTTTAAGATTTTCAGTTTTATTAAAAGGTGGTTTTAGAACTACAACAGATAATACTAAAATGTATTATTTAGATATTCCTGTAATGAAAATAAATAATAATGATATTAGTATTTTGAACACAAATTATATGATACATTCCAATTTTGTATGGACTAAAATAACATCTATTAATAAATCACATTATAAAGGAAGAGTATATGATTTTAATATGATTGATAATCACAATTACTTAACAGTATCAGGATTAGTACATAATTCAGGGAAACGCAAGGGTTCTTTTGCGATTTACTTGTCACCTGAACATCCAGATATACTTGAATTTCTTGATTTACGTAAAAATCAAGGCAGTGAACATATGCGTGCTCGTGATTTATTTTTAGCAATGTGGATTCCTGATTTATTTATGAAAAAGGTACAAGAAAATGGGGATTGGTATTTAATGTGTCCAGATGAATGTCCAGGATTAAATGATGTTTTTGGTGATGAATATGATAAGTTGTATTGGAATTATGTTAGTAAAGGTATGTTCCGTAAAAAAATAAAGGCACAAGAAATTTGGACAAAAATATTAGATTCACAAATGGAAACAGGAACTCCTTATTTATTATATAAAGATTCTATTAATAAAAAAAGTAATCAAAAAAATATAGGTGTTATTAAATCTAGCAACTTGTGCGTTGAAGGATCAACCTATATTTTAACATCTACTGGTTATCATGAAATACAATCTTTAGTGAATAAATATGTAATGGTATGGAATGGTAAAGAATATACAAAAACAATGGTGCGCAAAACAGGAGAAAATCAACATTTATTAACTGTTGTCTTATCTAATGGATGTCATATTTCATGTACTCCTCAACACAAATTTTATAATGACAAAGCTCAACAAATACAAGCTGATAATTTAGAAATAGGTACTCATTTAATTAATTTCGTACTTCCCATTATAAATAATAAAGAAAATGTCATGAAAAATGCATACAATAGTGGAAAAATGATGAGCACAATGTGCAATGGTTTGTTATTAGAAGAAGAAATAACTGCAAAAGTACACGATTTCTTAATCCCTGTCAATCATTGTTTAACAAGCAAAATTGATTGGTTGAATGGACTATATATAGAAGGTATTGGTTTTGTGTGTAAAGAAAATGATAAAAGAGTAATTATATTAAAAAGCAGATATATTACATTTTTAGAAAAAACATTTTTAGTATTACAAACATTGGGTTGTTATCCTACTATATTTCATAATGAACATGATTATACTTTATCAATTGTTACTAAAGACATATGGACACTTAATGATATAGGTTTTACATTTGATCATGAGTTCATTTGTATTGAAGAAAAAAATATAAATATGTATTTTGAATCTTATAAAAATGTATATGTAAAGGATATAGTACATAATCATAAAGTTGCTGATACATATTGTTTTAAAGAGATCAGTAGAGGTATGGGAATGTTTAATGGAGTATTAACAGGTCAATGCAGTGAAATTACATTATATTCAGATGATAAAGAATATGCTGTTTGTTTTACAGGTGATACAAAGGTCTTAACGAGTAAAGGATATATTCGTATAGATGAATGTAACGATTCGACATATGCTTTATCTTATTTTAATAATGATGTAGAACTAAAAGAAAATCCATGTTATATCAATTCTACTCTTATTCCAAATGGTGTAAGAGAAGTATATGAATTGAAATGTGAAAGTATGCAACCCATAAAAGCAACTGCAAATCATTTATTCTTAACAATAACAGAATCATTAACCTATGAATGGAAAAAGTTAATAGATTTAAATGATTGGGATGATCTTATCTTTGTCGATGATAATTATCAATTAAAAATAACAAATATAATATCAGTAAAACCAATTGGTAAACAAAAAGTATATGATTTACATGTGCCAGATGCACACAATTTTGTTGCTGAAGGTTATGTGGTCCACAATTGCAATTTAGCAAGTGTTGCTTTACCAAAATATGTAAAAAATGATCCTGATACTGGTAAACCTTATTTTGATCATGAATTATTATTCCAAATTTCAAAAGATATAATTTTACCTATGAACAATGTTATTGATTATAATTACTATCCAACACCCGAAACGGAATTGAGTAATTTCAATCACAGACCAATAGGAATTGGAGTGCAAGGATTAGCTGATACATATATAAAAATGAGATATCCTTTTGAAAGTGACGAAGCAAAAAAATTAAATAAGGAAATCTTTGAAACATTATATTATGGTACATTAACAGGTAGTATAGAGTTAGCAAAACTTGATGGACCTTATTCAACATTTAAAGGATCTCCATTCAGTGATGGTAAATTCCAATTTGATTTGTGGAAAGAAGCAGATGGAATTGATTTAAAGGAATATATTACAGGTAGATGGGATTGGGAAAAATTGCGTAAGGAAATGATGATGCATGGTGTTAGGAATTCTACATTATTAACTTGTATGCCCACGGCGAGCTCAGCACAAATAATGGGTAATTCTGATACAATGGAGCCAATAGATAGTTGTATATATAAAAAACGTGTTTTGTCAGGAGAGTATATTATAGCCAATAAGTATCTTGTTAAAGAATTAACAGAGTTGGGTTTGTGGAACAAAGAAATGAAAGATACTATTATTGCACAAAATGGTTCTATTCAAAATATTCCTACAATTCCAAATGATATTAAAAAATTATATAAAACAGTGTGGGAAATGTCAATGAAAAATATTATTGATCAATCTCAGGGAAGAAGTTTATATATTGATATGACTCAAAGTTTAAACTTATTCATGCAAGCACCTAATTATAAAAAATTAACTAGTATGCATTTTTACGCATGGAATAAAGGATTAAAAACTGGCATGTACTATTTACGACAAAATTCAACTGTAACAGCCGGTAAATTTAGTGTTGATCCTCAATTAGAAAAGAAACTACGTGAAATGAAAATAAATGAAACAAAAAATGATGAACAAGATGAAGGTTGTGAAATGTGTAGCGCTTAAATTACATTACAATTTATAAAAATTAATTTTCATTACTTATATTAGATATCATCATATATCAATTAATATAAATAATAAATTATGGCACGAAAATCAAAAGTAAGAATTCCTACAGAAAAAGGTCATTTACCTGGATATTTCCTTCATGACACACGTGCACATCGTAGAATGGTATTAAAAAAACTTGCTAAAAAAGATACATGGGAAAAAATAGTAAAACGTCTAAATGTATTGTATATTTATAATAAAAATAAACACCCTGAAAATGCTGGAAAATTTAAAAGAGATATGCAGTTTATTCAAAAAGAATACTCTCCCAATTACAGTTCTAAAAAACGATCCATTAAACGTTCTAGAAAAATGTCACATAAACGATCCATTAAACGTTCTAGAAAAATGTCACATAAACGATCAATTAAACGTTCTAGAAAAATGTCACGTTAATTTAATTTAAAAAATAAAAATGAATTAGTAATAAAAAATAGTAAATAAATAAATGATTACAAGAAGTAAAAAGTTATATAATAGTAGTTTAAATAAGACAGATGTTAAGTTTGATTTTAAAAAACGTAAGAATAAATATAAAAAAGAATTAGAAAAATTTTCAAATAATATAGAATCTATTTACGATGGTAGTTTTTTTGAACGTGTTCCAATTGACGATGAACATGATAAAATAAAGGAATGTATTAATT